CAAGAGCTACGCTGAGCAGGCTCCGAAGCTCCAGCAGGCCGGACAGGACGCGGCCTCCTCGTTGCGCAACCTCGATACGCTCCAGACGCTCTACAAGGACCCGAACGTCGCCAAGGGGGCCTTGGCTGAGAACATCTCGGGCCTGAAGAACATCGGCGCTTCGTTCGGCATCGACGTCAAGGGTCTGCCTGCCGAGCAGGCGATCCAGTCGATTTCGAACAAGATGGCGCTGGCCTCGCGCTCGACGGCCGAAGGTGGCGGCATGCCGGGCTCGATGTCGGACCAGGACCGCAAGTTCTTGGTCAGCATGCAGCCCGGCCTGTCGCAGACGCCTGAAGGTCGCGCCTTGATCATGGACGCCTCGCGCAAGGTCGCGCAACGCCAAATCGATGTCGCCAACATGGCGCGGCAGTACGAAATGCAGCATGGCCAGCTGGACATCGGCTTTGACAAGTTGGTAGCCGACTATGCGGCGCAGAACCAGATGTTCACGCAGGCCACGCCCGGAGGTGGCTCGAAGACCAATCTGCAAGACCTCCTGAACAAGTACCGCTGACATGGCCACTCTGCAAGACCTCCAGCAAGCCCTTGTGAAGGCCGATGCGGCCGGGAATTCGGCGGATGCGAAGGTATTCGCCGATGCGATTCGCCAGATGCAGGCCGTCAACCCAGTCAATGACATCATGTCGGTCGGTGATCTGCTGGCCGCTGGGGCGGGGAAGGCGGTAGCCGATACGGGCTTGGGGATTCGCCAACTCGGCGGCATGGCGATGGATTACCTACGTCCGGTGCCTGCGGGACAGCCGACGCGCTCCGACCTCCTCAAGCAGGAAGTCGCGGAATCGCGCCGGCTCGATGCGCCGCTGATGAACACGGCTTCCGGGGTGATTGGCAATATCGCTGGCAATGTCGCGTCGGCTCTGCTGCCGGGTGGGATGGTGGTCCAAGGGGCGAAGCAACTGTCCAAGATTCCAGCGGCCGCGCAGATGGCCGAACTCCTGATGGCGGGCGGGAAAGGTCTGATGGCCCCAACGACCATTCCTACAGCTTTGGGAGTTGGCGCGGTGCAAGGGGCAGCCCAGCCGGCCCTGACCAGTGGCGAGAGGATGGGCAATGTGGCGCTGGGGGCCGGGGGCTCTGCGCTGGTGCCCGGAGCCATCCGGGGCTATCAAATCGGCAAATCCCTGATCGATCCGCTGACCCAATCGGGGCAACAGCAGATCATCGGCCGCGCCATCAATCAGGCCGCAGGTTCGCCGGAGGATGCCGCACGGGCACTCCAGAACCTTCGGGCCGCGACGGCTCCGTTTGTCGGCCCCACCCCCGAAAACCAAGCCGCGCGCCAGACCATGGGCGAGATCGTGCCTGGATCGGTGCCGACAACCGGACAGGCCGCGGGCGTGCCCAGCATCGCCTCCCTCTCGCGGGCCGCGGGCAGTGTCGATGCCCAGTCGCAGAACGCGCTGTCCGAGCGGCTGGCGCAGCAGAACGCAGCGCGCTATCGACAGGTGGAAGACATCGCCGGCACCACTGGGGCGAGGGATTTCGCGGCCGCCAACCGCCAAGTGGTGGGCAACGAACTCTATGGGAAGGCGCGTCAGATCGGCATCGATCCGGCTGCGCTGACGCCCGAAGCCCAGCAGAACATCGCCGCATTCCAGGCCCGCGTGCCCGACGACGTCATGAACCGCGCCCGCGAACTCGCCAAGATCAACGGCGTGAACATGGACAACGAATCGAGCGTCCAGGGACTCCATTGGATCAAGACCGCCATCGACGACAAGATCGCTTCAGCCGCTCGCAACGGCGACACGCAACTGAAGAATGCCTATCAGGGACTTCAAACAGATCTTCTGAACGGCATGGACCAACTGAGTCCAGCCTATGGCGAGGCGCGCCGGACCTTCTCCACGATGTCCAAGCCGATCAATGAAATGGATGTCGCGCAGGAGGTGCTCAACAAGTCCTCCAGCGCCCTTCCTCGTGCGACTGACAATCCGGCGCTCAATGTGCCATCGATCCGGCCCGAAGCCTTTGCTCGCGCGCTGTCGGACCAGACGGCGGCGAATGTGGTGCGACCCGGCGCTACGCTAGAGGGCGTGATGCAGCCGCGCAACCTGCAAGCACTCCAGAACGTGCAGGAAGACCTCGCACGCGCGAATTTCGCCCAGACGGCCGGCAAGGAAGCGGGCGGCTCGGACACGGCCCAGAAGCTCGCCTTCACGAACATGATGCAGCAGTCGGGGCTGCCAAGCTGGATTTCGCCCCAGTTGCTGATGACCGGCTTAGGAACGGGAGCCGGCGCGATGCTCGGCGGTCCTCTGGGTGCTGGCGGGGGTGCCGCGATCGGCGCGCTCTCGAAAGCCGGCGCGCGGCAGGTCTATCAGGATGCGAACACTGAGATGAGCCGGAAACTCGCTCAGGCCCTGCTCGATCCGCAAACGGCGATTCAGATGATGGACGCCGGCATGATCAATCCGCAGACCGTGCAGGCGATCAATGCCGTCCGGCGGATCGGCTCGGCAACGGGCGCGATGACGCCAGCCTTGACGAACTCGCTGTCGACTCCGGAGCTATACCTTGGTCAATAGCAAGTCCTTGAGCCAGCACTTGGGAAACCACTTGATCACGGCAAACCGCACCCCGAGCAAGCCGCCCAGGAAGGCGACGAGCGCGAATGGCTTGAGGATCATGGCGAGGGTGAAGGTGTTCATGGGCCGCATTATCCGGCTGCCCCACGATTTTTCAATTAGGCAATCACTATCAGGTTGCCGGTGCCACATAGCCTTTGGCTAAGGAGAAACAAGAATGCCTCGCAATGGAGCCGGCGTCTACTCGCTTATCAACAACACATGGTTTCCCCCGACCAATGGCGTGCTGGCCACTTCCACCGACTGGAATACGTTCATCGTCGACATCCAGAACGCCCTCACCCAAAGCGTTTCCAGCGATGGCCAGACCGCTTTCACGGGCAACCTGCCTATGGGCAACAACAAGATCACGGGGCTTGCCAACGGCACCGCCGCGACCGATGCGGCGGCGTTCGGGCAGGTGGTGCAGATCGTCGGACAGTGCCAATTGGTGAAGTCGGGCGCGAATCTGGTGCTTCTCCCGTACAACGGGAACAAACTCTTCATCAATGGTGTGTTGTGCACCGTTCCCCAGGCTGGGGTCTCGCTGGCTCCAGGCGCATTGGCCGCCGCCACGGTTTACAACATCTATGCCGTGGCCACGGGAACCACCGTCACTTCACTGGAAGCCAGCGTCACGGCACGGGCTACCGATGTCACCTACGGCAATCAGATCAAGAGCGGAGATCCGACGCGCGCGCTTGTGGGAAAGGCTCGTACCACCGGGACAACGACTTGGTCTGATACGGACATTGAACGGTCTGTTATCAGTTGGTTCAACCGTCGGCCAATTCGTATCTACAACAGCACGCCGGGCGGCAATATAACGGCATCACCCACTCCGGTTGGAATCGTTGCCCAAGCGTTTTTCCTTTGCTGGGGTGATGCTCCCGTCCCGGCCAGTTTTGTCGGGAGTGTCTCGAATAATGGGGCAAACAATATTTGCTACTCAGGGCTTGGGTTCGACACTTCTACCGCATTTTCCCATGCGGCAGTTCAATTTCAAGCCTATGCAAACGGCGCAAATGGTCCTGCGACCGGTGGATCAACGTTCATTCCATCAGAAGGCTTTCATTTCATTGTCATGCTCGGCGCGGTGAGCGCAGGCACTGGCACATGGGCGGCGAACATCGAATTCAGCGGCGTGATCCAGGGGTAAGAATTGGAAGACAACACCGTACAACACGCATTCGCCAAGGCGGCTTCCGCCATCGTCTTCACCTTCGCCGGGCTCTCGTGGTCGGAAATCGCCGCACTACTCGCGGCTTGCTACACGTCGCTGCTGATCATCGATTGGTTCTGGGTCCGGCTCTGGCGTCCGATGCTGGAGGCGAAAGGATGGATCCGGAAGAAACACATTCGCGTGACCCATACCACCTACGTCGAAACCGACAGCGCGCCGCTCACATGAAAACGACCTCCGAACGCGGCATCCATGCGATTCAGGGCTATGAGGGCGTCAAACTCAGTGCCTATCTGGATTCGGTCAACGTCCCGACCATCTATCAAGGCGCGGCCTCCGAATTCCCAAAATGGAACAAGGCCGGGGGCAAGGTTTTGCAAGGCTTGGTGAATAGGCGCGCAGCCGAAAGAGCCATGTTTCTGGAGATCATCTAAATGGCGCACGCATTCAATCTCTGGCTCTGGTTTCTTCGCGGAGGCCGCTAATGGCTGATTTCTCCAGCATCATCAAGGTCGTTGCTCCGTGGATCGGCACCGCGCTCGGCGGACCGTTGGGTGGCTTGGCCGTGGAAGCGGCATCGAATGCGCTCGGCCTGTCGACCCGGACCGCCGACGCATTGAAGACGGCCATCGGTGGCGCAACGCCGGAACAGATGCTCGCTCTCAAGAACGCCGATCAAGCGTTCGCGTTGCAGATGCAGACGCTCGGCTTCAAGAACGAAGCGGATCTGGAAGCCATCGTGGCTGGCGACCGGGACAGCGCCCGCAAGATGCAGGTTTCCGCGAGATCGTGGGTGCCCGGGGCACTGGCCGTTTTCGTCACGCTGGGCTTCTTCGGCATCTTGGTCGGACTTCTGCGCAATGAACTCGATACGAACAATCAAGCCATCCTGATCATGCTCGGCTCGCTCGGAACGGCCTGGACGGGCATCATCGCCTATTATTTCGGCAGTTCCGCAGGCAGCTCGCGCAAGGATGAATTGCTCGCGCATGCGCCTGCCATCAAGAACTAGCCATGGCTGACCTGTCCTCCATGCCATGGAGCGATCTGTACCAGCTTCGCATGAAGACGACAGACCCGCTCCAGCAGGCCATGATTGCGCCGTACGAGCATCGCGCTTATGCGCGTGAGCAGGTGCAGGACAATCCCTTGATGGCTCCCGTCTTCGCGGCGGCGGTTCCCGCCTATCAAGCGTTCAAAGCCATCACCGGCCCCGAAGACGCGACCAGCACGCCGCCGAGCTGGGCCCAGGTCAAGCAGGGCTATCAGGGAATTGGCGAGGGTCTTTACCAAGCGCTCGCACAGAGGCTCCTAGCTCGCTGAGCGATCCCCGATAGAGCCAGATCAGCCCGCAGATCAGATAGAGGCAGGTCGAGGGCAGCCAGTTGGCCTCCCGCAGAGCGCTGACTATCTCGTCCCCATAGTGCGCGTTCCAGAGCCAGTAGGAGCCATCGATGGCCAGCCATGCTGCCATGATGGCAACAGGCATCAGAGCCCATCTCCGATTAATGAAGATGCGGATCGACCACGGCGAGAAGATATAGGTCAGCAGCGCCATGACGACGGAAAGGCCGGCGTCCCAGTCCGGCAATTGTTCGATCCATGCGCCGACGATGAGCAACACCATGCCGATGGCCAGCGTTGCCAGCTTCCAGGGTCGGAGATATTCGCTCATCTAGTCCTCCTTCCCCTCTGCCACAGCTATTGGATGGCGAGCGGCCTTTTTTGCATCGCGTAGCTTCTTCAGCCCGCGCTTTGCGATCTTCAGCCTTGTGCGCTCGTAGATGATCTGATCGCCGCTGATTCCATCAATGGTGTGCATCTGCTTGACCATCAGTTCAGAGTTGTAGATCGCGGAACTGATTGCCTTCAATTCAGCGCCGGTCAGTAGTAGGCTCATGTCTTCCCCTCTGCCATTGCAGCGGATACTTCGTTCATGCGGCTTCCAGTTCTTGTGTCACGATTGATTCGACGGCGTTGATTCGTTCCCCGATCCACCTGGCGCAAGGCACAGCCCACGAGTTGCCCAGAGCCTTGTAGCGCGGGCCATCGGCTGCGGGCTTGCCACGGTGCGGAACGGCGGTGTAGTCGTCTGGGAATCCTTGCAGGCGCTCGCACTCGCGCGGGGTGAGGCGGCGAACCTGCATGCCTTGCTGGATGGCTGGCATCACGCCCGCGTTCGCGTGGCTATTGCTGTGGCCTCCTGCCCGCATGGTCGGGGCAAGGTGACCGGCATCGCCCCCGTAGTCCTTGGCGCTGAAGGCGATGGCCTGCGTCTGGTCCTTGACCAGCGTCCCGGCAACTCGAGAATCCGGGTCATAGCCGAGCGTCGTTTGAGTTCCGCCACCTTGCCAGGCGAACGACACCGGCACCAACGGCGTACCGCGCCCCGTGCCGTCCTCGCTGGCGTCGAAGCCTTCGCCGGTCAGTGCGTGGGCAATGAAAAGACCCGCGCCATTCAGAGCGTGCTGATTCTCAAGCCCCATCTTGTCGCCGAAATGGGCATTGAGCGTGGGGGCCACGTCTGCGCAGTGGATCAAACCTCCGCCAAGCTCGAAGTCGGTCCCGAGCCCGCCACCGCCCTCAGAGCGAGCGCTAAGGGTTCCGGTAACTCCTTGCCTCGATTTCCGGCTCGGCGCAGGATGCCCCGACAGGCTGTGCCGCTCAAAAAGTACCGCTGCGGCAGATCGCCAGTCTCCAAGACATCCGACAACGAACACGCGGCGGCGTCGCTGTGGAACTCCGAAGTGCTGAGCGTCAAGAACCCGGTAGGCGAACCCATACCCGAGTTGCCCCAGGAGCCCGAGGAAGGAGCCAAAATCCCGTCCTCCGTTTGATGACAGAACTCCGGGGACGTTCTCCCAAACCAGCCACCGGGGCCGATACTTTGCAGCAATGGCACCGTAGGTAAGCATGAGGTTGCCACGAGGGTCATCCAGTCCCTTTCGGAGTCCGGCGACGCTGAATGATTGGCAAGGGGTTCCTCCGCAAAGAAGGTCAACTGAGTCATCAGGCCAGTCCTCGAACTTGGTCATGTCGCCCCGATTGGGAACGGTGGGGTAGTGGTGGGCGAGCACGCTGCACGGGAAGGGCTCGATCTCGCTGAACATGGCTGCTTTCCATCCGAGCGGATTCCAGGCGACCGATGCAGCCTCGATGCCAGAGCAGACGGAGATGAACTTCATTCTTCCCCCTGTGCGGCATCAATGGTTGCGTCGATATCGTCTGTTCTTTCCGGGTCAGGGATATAGATCTCAAACTCATAGCCGCTTCCGCACCATACGGTACGCGTCAGTCGTGCCTTCAGCCACCGATACCGTTCCGCTGCCTTGGCGTCGTCGCTCGGCTCTGCGGCGGCTGGTGCTGCGTCGTCCAGTGTCGCTTCTTCGTCGGTGATGCCAAGGTTAACGGAGCCTTCCTCGGGAAAGTCAGTGTACCAAGCGTAAAGGCCCGGGCCGTCATGCCCCTCGTCGCCCCACAGCGCCAGCGTGATTTCGGCAGGCTCACCACCGAACATCGCCAGCAGATCGGTCGCTTGGCGGAAATCAATGCGGATGCTTTCCGCCTCTCCCCCTGCTTGCTGTGGGGCAAGGGCGAGCACTGCACGCGCGAATTCTCTCCACTCGCGTTGATAGCCTCGCTGAAAGCACTTGATGCCTTCAGCGTCGATCTGCTCATCGGTCACGGGTTGGGTGGGCGTGCTCATGGCTGGCTCCCTGTCTTCCGCGCTTCATCACGCTTTGCCATCTCGACAGCCTTGTCCAGCGTGTCGGCGCTGAAGCGCACAGGCCCAACCGGAGGAATCACAATCCAGCGGTCCGCCTTCCAAAGCGTGGCGTACCTGCGAAGTTCCACGCCAGCATTCATGCGGTCGCGCTGCGCAGAAGTCATCTTGTCGTGATCCATGCCAGCCCAACGCCATAGCTCCTCGTAGTCGATACGTTCGGCAAGCTCAAGCAATTTCTTCTGCTTCTTGCTCGGCTCCTCGTCATCCTGCGGCTTCCGCGCCTCTGCTGCCTGAGGTGCGGCGAGGGCGAGGATGTCGCGTGCAAGTGCCCGATGAACGCTGGCGGTGCCAATGAAGTGGTGCTTCGTGAATACCGCGTCAATTGCCTCATTGCCTATAGCCTCTCTCCCTGAGGGGGCGAGAGCAAGCACTGCACGAGCGAAACCGATAACGCCGGGCGCTCCTGCGTGGTACTGGGTGCCGTGGCCAGCTTCGGCGTACTTCGTTGGCGACTCGCTGAAAAACCTCTCGCCAGCATTCAGGGCGATGATCTGTTCATCGCTCGGCTGCACGGGTGCTGCCTGAGAGGGTTCATTCGCCCATTCGCGGGTTGCCTCTCGCACGGCAACTGCTAGCTCTGCCTGAGTAGGGGAGGGAGTGGCGAGGGCATTGGCGATCTTTTCGAAATCGG